TGCGTCGCGCAAGTTTGCAAGCATGATTTCGTAGAATGAAGGATCTGATCTGTCGAGAAGCTCAACGCTGTAGCGCTGAAATCCCATTTTCTTGATAACTGTGGCGTTCACATAACTTGAGGTAATCTGGGTTGTACCTGTTGGATCTCCGCCTTCTGCAACTGTTGCAGCTGTTGAGTTAGCAGTGATTTTTGGAATGGATACTGTCATTCCGTAGGTGCTAAGCGGACGAGTACCGCCGCAAGCTTCAATAACTGGACGATCAGCATTTGTGTTTTGTGCTACGTCGCGAACGTAAGATACCGGCGAGAACGCAGGATTTGTTGTGAAGCTGTCGTCTGCTGCCTTGATGTACTGACGAGAGTCCTCGTTGCCAAGGCCAGCCTTGATTGTGTGTTCAAGGTATGCGCCGCCAGTTGTGATTGGTGAGCGTGGTGATGAGAAGTAGAGCGGACGAGAAGCCTCGACCTTTTCTACTTTGGAAGCCTCAACCGTTTCGGTTGACACTTCTGGAACGGTTGTAGGTGTTTCCACTTGCTTGTCTCCTTCTGTAGGTTGTTCATCTGCTTCCACTTCGGACTCAGAATTGTTGTTCTCACTAGCTGCGATCGCGACCTTTGCGCTGGCAATGGCTGGATCGGTGACAAGTGAAACCTCTTTGAGCGCACTAGCGCTGACTACCAAAACGCCGTCAACGTTTTTGTATTTTTGTGCAATAACTCCAACGCTAAAACCGTCACGCAGACCAGTTGACGCCTCGACTAACGCGTCAGATCCCGCAGTGGTGTTGCCGATAGAAAACGTCGCGTAAATTCCTTCGTCGTCCTCCTCGTAGCTTTTAAGAAAACCGATTGGCGCTTCGCGGCGGTGTTCGAGCAAAAGTTTTGTTGTTTCGCCCAAAGTAATCGAACCTTTTTGAAACATGGTTGATCCAGAGCTGGTGACGCCTTCCTCATTCCACGTCACAATGCGACCAGACAATTCACGCTTTGGAAAATCCGCAGCTTCGACTTTAATTGAAAAGTCCATTTTGATTGGTTTTTGTATGCTGTATGTCATCTGATCATTTCTTCCTCTAGTCGGATTTCATCTGAAGTCAAAGCCCCAATGTCGTAAAGAATTTTGTACACTTCTGCACGTTCTTTTGCAGATCCGCGCAAGTAATCGTCCAAATCAAATTTAACTTCTTGGCTTGCCGGTACAAAGTCATTTGGCATGCCTGTCATTGACAAGCGTTCCTCGATCGCCGTCATGATTGGGCGAAGTGAAAAGTCCAGAAGCGATTGACGCGCCAAAGTTGCGTTGCTGTATGTCATGCTCGATCCTGACTCAGCGTCAACGTAATAAGCCGGAATTCCTGTGACTCTGGCAAGTTCGGTCGATACATAAGAACGGGCTTGATTGAGCTGTAACTTCTCAGGATCAAAGCCAAGTGTCTGCAATTCAACGTCAGCATTTAGAAACGCAGTTGAGCGATTGCGACGAGCTTGACCCCAAGACTCAAGCAACTTAGCAATGCGATCTGCTGGCAACGCTGTGCCGTTAGATTTCAAAACCATTGTTGGCACTGGTTCGCGCGCGTACATTGTTGCAGCGCGTTCTAATTCTGCTCCAGCTTTAATTGTTCGACCGGCACGATTAAGAATTCCCTCATCTACGCCGTAAAAAACTGCAAGGCTGCCAACGCCTTCGTATGGTGCAGGTATTGAGTCAACGCAGTAATACTCGATCTCTGTTCCCATTGCATTTGTTTTTATTGTCACGCGTGTTGGGTCGATACGTTCTGCGCTGCGAATTCGATATGTATCAGCATAAATTTCCAAAATGCGCATGTAACCGTAACCGTATAACAATAAATCCTCGGCTAACCATGCGTAAGTCGCAAACCCCGGCACGCGTGGATCTGGTTGGTTAATACATTTTGGCGGTGTTTCAACTCTTGCGCCGTCTTGCTTTGTGCGCACTTTAAGCGGAATTGAAGCGACGCTCGACGAGATAATGTTGCGAGCGCGAGCGCATGTTGGCACTGACATAAATTCAACGCGAGAAGCTGTGATACCGGCAACGCCGTAAATATTGTAAAGCGAGCTGGTGACATTTACTGGCGCTAGTGACGCCTCAATGTCCGCCGTCGCTTCAGGCGCTTGTGTTGTAACAGTGCGCGAAAATAGACCCATGCGCTAAGTGTAAAGGTGGCATATACACCTAGGCTGAGAAAATGTCGATCTCCATTTCAGGGCGTGTCGCAAAGTGGGTCGCGAGCGCGCTGGCCACAGCTGCACAAACGGCGACGCTGGAGGCGCGCCTTCCTATAATCCAGCCTCCGTCGCCCATTGGTAATCTAACGGCCGATAGTATCTGCTTGGATAATTCTGCCTGTTTTCCGTGCATAAGCCGCTTTGAGGTAATCGCTCCCAGCAATTCGTCGCAGCTCTGGCCGTAAAGAGCGCCGTCAATGTCAATCACTGGAATTCCAGCAGGTGCAAGGCGAGCCGCTATCGCAGAGCTTGTCCGCTTGCTAAAGGCCACATATTCGACAGGATATTTGCGAGCATAAGGCGCAATGTCATTTGCGATTGCCTTATCGTCGAGCGAAATTGGATTATGCCAAGTGTGCAGCAGCTTGAGGATAAAAGTATCGTCAGGATTTTTCTGCGCTGCAACCAAAGCCCCGTCTCGTCGATCCGGCGAAAGATCAAGGCCAAACCAAGTCACCTTTTCGACGTCGAGATGTACCTCAGCGCCGCCACACTCGTTCCACTCTTTTGCCGGTATCGCGCCGCTAATTGTGTTGACCCAGCGACAAAGCACTTCTGTCTGGACGACGTCAGGCGGATCATTTAAGACCGCGCGGATATTGTCGGCATGAATAGTGTGTCCAAGTGCAGGATTGCTAGCGACCCAATTCTTTTCGTCAGTTATCTTGTCCGAATATGCCGACCATTCAAAGTACGCAATGTCGTCGTCTGATCCAGCGGCACTTGCTTGGCCTCGATCGCGCAGCTGGTTAAGGATCAAGCTGTGTTGATCGCCAGCATTTGAAAATGTCCAGAGCTGAGGATTTTTTGCAGCCATCATTGTGTACCGCATAGCAGACCAAGCCTCAGTGTCTTTGAGTTGGCGAGTTTCGTCCATGTACACCGTCTCAGGCTTTGCGAAACCGCGAGCAGCTGCGTTGGCAGCCTTGACTACATAACGCGCGCCAGACTTCAACTCAATTTCCTCTGAGCCATGCGCCCAGCGAATTTTCTTGACCTGCAATGCAAGCTTCTTATTGCTTTCGATCAGATTGACAATGTGCCGAAATGTCTCAAGTGAGGTTGTGAGTACGTGTGCGCTGCCCAGCTGCAAAGGTTCTTTCCACAAAAACATTCTGGCAAGGATCGACATTTCCATAATTGTTGATTTACCGTTTTGCCGGGCTGCAACGATCACGACGACCGGGTGTTTCCAGCGCCCGTCAGGCTTAATTTTTAAAGCATTTATAAACACGAATTTTTGCCAAGGCATAAGTTTTACGCCTATGGACTCCGCAAAGTCAATGACTTCTTGGCCTCTGGACGGCAAATCGTTAAGCGCAGAGTGAATTCTAGGGCGATCTGAGCCAATTAGACGCTTAGACTCCAGAGCAATTCCCTGTTCATCTCTGTTCGCCTCTGGTACGGCCTTCAGCGCCCTTGTACGACCCTGTCCAGCCTTAGTCATGACTTGTGCTCTCTTGTTGCGGTGAAAACAGAAAAGGAAGAGTCAGAGGTGTCCTAGGCTGTCCAAAAAACTGACCTACCTTGTCTTTTTTCTGATAATTGCACCTAGTACACGCAGCTAAAAGGTTTTCAGGCTCGTCTGTGCCGCCCTTGCTTATAGGCATGACGTGGTCAACTGTTGTTGCATTTTCTGATCCGCAATATTGGCAGCAATAGCCGTCACGTATCAGTATGCGTTCTCTGATCTTGCGCCAAGCCCTAGTGTTTCCACCAGTAGCTCTTGCACTCTTGGTTGACATCAGTGGTATCCATTCTTTAACCAGAAGCGCCAAGCATTGCACATGCTGCCGTACCGGTTCTCAATGTATCGCTTAGACCAATCGACTTGCTTGAAACCGTCAAGGTTCTTGTACTTAACGTTACGCATTTGACCAATACCGTAATGACTTCCGTTCTTTGCGTTAACTCGCCAATTACTTTCCTTTGTAATTAGCTTGTAAAAGCACTGATATTGCTGGTCATTTACGATTTGAGAATGCGCGTACAACTTCAATGCGTCCCGGTAATCGACGCCATAGGCAGAACTTTGGCCTATTACTGCGCTGGCGATTACTGATAACAGAACAGTTTTTTTTATTTTGCTTTTAATGATTAAACTGAAAGAGTCATAATCATTCTGTCTGGAAGTCATAAAATCTCCTGCGACTTGTATGCTCCAGCGTACACCAGCGAGTCAAGTAGGCCAGAGTTATCCACAGGTTTTGAGCATAGGCTTGGGCGTGTTGTCCACAGGTTATCCACAGGCCTTCTCGCAATCCTCTGAATGGTTCTTGATCGACACTTGCAGAATAGTTACAGCGACCAGCGGTCTTGCGCTGTCAATGTTAAAGGTTTTGCCACAATCGCAGACGTGTTTGATTTCGGTTTTCATTCGTCTCTGACCAAGCTTTCATCTACTAATTTGACGCCAAATGTGCCACAGCCCGAACATTGGCTGAACCACTCATGAAGCGATAGCTCTGCGCCCTTAGATAGTAAATGCGACCTGCGGCCGTCACCGTAAAGCTTTGCGCAGATCGAGCAATCAAATATGAGTTGACGCATAGCTGCTCCTTACCAGATCGCCAATCGGATTGAGGCTGTCTTGATTGACCCACCAGCTGTCTTGCTGGCTATTCTTAAATTGCTTTTGCATGGCTTGCTTTACCGGCAACCAGCCCACAATGTAATACTCAGGTGATCGACCAACGACAAGCACTGCAACATCATCTACTCGATCATTTGGATACACGATCAGAGATCCGTTTATGTAGCTAGTCCACTTGACTTCAATGCCTTTGCCCACATCAGCATTGCGCTTGCCATTTGAGACATTGACGTCATAGTCAAGATTGAAATACCGGGCAACAACCATTTCCGCGCCCAGAGACTCTGCGTACTCTGTAACTCGTTCATAATTATTTAACTTTGCGTTATATCGCTGGACTCGACTTAGATCATCTAGCGAGAAAACGACCTGAGCCGCTCGATTGTGTATCGCCCATTCATCTGCGTCTGATATTTTCATTTTGATCATCATTGCTGGCACGCCAGACAAATCCACAAAATGTTGTAATCATCACGACCGCCCATTTTGGGCGCATAGTGTTGGCCTTTATCGCACCACTCGATTGCCGGTGGAATGACCTCATCTCGCAGCTCTGATCCGTCTTTGTCGATACGCAAGCGCGCACCTGTTGTCAGGTTAATCATCTCAAAGTCGCCCATGACTACACCTGCGGCTTCCACTGGCCGTCTGAGCCAAGCATGAACCAACGTGGCGCACATTGCTTAGCTTTGGTTTTCTCAACGCACATATAACCGCCCCAAGCCTTGCCATTCTTATCGCCAGCGCGCCAGATCATGTGTCCATGTGAGCAGATTGGCGCAGCTGCTACCTGTACGCCGCCCAGCTGTGATTTAATCTGCTCGATTGCCATAGCTGCTGGCACAAGATCCTCACTGATCGAAGTTGCCCAGAGATCGACGTCCTGCGCACTTTCCTTGACCATTTGAACGTCAATGTTTTCGGCCTGACGCATATTCTCCTGAGTCGGTCTTGTGTCTGTTCCCAAGACCAGCCCTGCGCAACGTCCTATTGCAGAAGTTACTGTGTCCTCAACGAACCATTTTTTCATGTTGACGTTGTAGGTGGCAACATTGCCAAATGCGTAGTCAATACCTGCTGGCTGCTCGTCCTCGTATTTTTTATATATGCGGCACTCAACCAAGATATAACCAGACTTTATGTCCACGTCAACAATCGACGTGTGGATTTTGCCTGTTGGATAGGTTGCCCAAAAACGCTTAATTCTTTCGGCAACGCCTTCATAATTATCTAAGAAGCTCATGATTGCTCCTTAATTAGCTTGCCTAGCTTGATACCGGCGGCACGTCCGCGCATGTAGCCATTGGCTTGACCAGCGTTGACGCCCAAGCTGTAAAAGATCACTGTTGTTATAAAGAAGCCCAACATGACCCAACCAATATCTATCGTGACTAACATAATTGCTCCCGTTCAGAGAGCTACTGTGCTTCGCTCCCTGATAACAGAATGAAGCAATAGTCTGACAAGGTCAAGGATTAGGCGTGGTTTTGGGCGTGTCGCTGCTCGATTTATCCTTTAGGCCGTTGGAAGCCAATACACCGCCAAGAGATCCAGTTAAGAAAATCGCCAGCGTTTTAAGCAAGTCTATAAAAGCCGCGTCATTTGGCGCTTGAGCGGCTACTGGTTGAGTCACAAATATCAGCGCGTAGGTAATTCCAAGAGTTACGATCAAGAATACAACCGACAAAGTCATGCCAATAAACAAAATCAACCTGGCTTTTATATCCTCAGGCGATAAACGCTTTTGGTATCTAGGGCGATTTTGGTTGTGGCTTAATAATGTCTCCAAGTAAGTCCTCTGTGCAGACGCCTTGCGCTTCGCACCTTGGTCGCTTGCATTCATCATTTTCCCAATTCTCAAATTCTTGGCATGGATAGCGTGTATAGCCTTGATAACTACAAGACGACAACGCCAGCAGAAGGCACACCGCCAGCGTTGCCGCTTGCAGTTTTTTGGTCACTTGCGACCATAAACCTGATCGTTAGGATTTAACCAGCGCATGAGTACCGGAACAACAGCTGCTATTCCAGCAGACAAAATTGCTTTTGGATCTGTCACGCCAGCCATATAAACGGCAAGGCTTGCAGCAATAAATGATCGAGCATAACTGGCCAACATTGGCTTTAATTCGTTCACTTGGTTTTCTCCTTCTTGGCTACCTTTGGCAGCTCTACAACTGGCAATTCTCCAGCATATTCTGCGTACTTTGGCCGACCAAAACCAACAATTTCTTTGCCTAGAAAACGCTGCTTAATCATGACCATTCCGCCATTGCGCTGATCTCCTGTGCCGCTGGTATTGCCTTCAATACATAAAACACTTTTGAGGCCAACTTTTGCGACAATGCCAATGTGGCTTATTCGATCAACACCGTCATGTGGAAAGTCCATGAAGCAAAGATCGCCTACTTGCGGCGTTTCTTTCCAACGGCCAAGATCCTTCATCTTTTGCGCACCAGCAGCTGTGCTGACCATGTTTGGAATTTTGACGCCAGCTTCATTCGCGCACCAATTAACAAAAGACCCACACCAAGGCAAGCCGTCAGCACCGGTAAATTTGCCGTATTTTGTCAGGTTGTCGCCTTTTTCAACTGTGCCAACTTCAACAAATGCAGCTGCAATTACTGCTGCGGCTGTACCTTGCGGATAAGTCATGAAAGCAGCAAAGCCGCTTCTTCAGCTGTTATGCCTAAACGATGTAATAAAGCTGCTTTTGCTGTTGCCTTTGCTGCTGCTTCTGCCGCCTTGTCTGCTTCTGCCGCTGCTGCGGCTGCTTCTCTAGCGTCAATCTGCGTTTTCGTCATTTTGGTGATAGTTGTCTCGCCAGTAACTGCGTCAATTTCTAAAATGTTACTCATGAATTTTGTACTCCGTAAACTCTAATTGAACCTGTGAAATTACCGCTTCCGACATAAATAGTCATACCGTCATAAGATGTTGCGTTTGAGTTGCTTCCTGAGCGAATATCGATAAAAGCACTTGATGCCGGATCTTGGCATATAGAAAAATAACTAGACTCAGCGGTTGCAAAAGGATTGCCGATATTTACTTGGTTAAAAGTTCGGCCTGAGGTTCTAGTTGCACCTATTTGCCAGACTTGAGAACTTGTATCGCGTGAAGCAGATACTGTGCCACCATTTGCCTGCAAAGCTTGATAAACATATCCAGTTGTAGCGTCTGTTCCAGAGGCTCTTAATCTAATCAGATAGTCTGCGGCGGCTGTTCCGCTGACATTTGTATAGATTACATAGTTTTGATAAGTAGCAGAAAAACAATTATTTATGTTGACGCTAGTTGCTGCTGAAGGTGAAGCGGTAGTAATTAAAGTTAAACCTGAGGTTGCTGTTGCAGGCGTTGCCCATTTCATTCCAGTTGCTTGCGCTGAGTCAGCTGTAAGCACTTGATTGTTTGTACCTATCGCCAATCGGCTAACGGTATCGGCAGCAGTTGCAGCAATTAGATCACCTTTTGCGTCAACTATTGTTTTTGCTATTGCGGCATTTGCATTTGTGAGCATTTGAGTATCAACAGCCTGACCAAAGACGTCAAAATCCGCTGGTAAGTCTGTGACCAAATCTGTTGAAGTCGGCATGATAAAGCCGTAATTGGTGGTTGGATTAGCCATTTTTTGCCCTTTCGATCATGAAACGATTGTCGCATATTCCCATGTCAAAGTGGGCGACACGCTTGCCCAAGTCTCTGTTATTGGCACGTCATTCCACTTCATAGCCTGCAAAGAATAGGCAAGCGGCGACATTAGCAAGGTGATTGCTAGCTCGTTGTAGCTGGCGCGAAATGTCCAGCCTTCGACAAAGCCTTGAAATGTACCGGCGGACATATTTAGCGGCAGGTTATTTAGCGCGATTGGCTGACCCATAAATACGTTGATTAGGCTGTTTCGATCGCCATTGTCTAACTCTGGATTGGTCAGCGCAAAAGTGATTTGGTCAAAGATCGGCTGTGGATTGGCTCGCAAAGCAAGATAAAAGGCTGCTTGATCCTCAGCGTCTGCTGCATGTTTGATTGTTGTGTTAATAATTTGAGCTAATTCGCCATAAAGGCCGATTGAAACTTCATCTCGATCACTTACTTGGCTGCCGCTGCTGACGCCATATTTGATCGTTACGTCATTGCGGACGTCGCCAGCTCTAGTTTTTATTGTTATGCCTCGACCTAGCGCGTGGTTGGCTGTCAGATCGGTGTATCCGTTAGCTGCCAAATAGGCGGTTCTATGTGTTGAGTCAGCGTATGAAATCAGACCATTTGCGTCCTCGTATAAATAGCCAAGACCAGAGGTGGCCAAAGCTGCCACAAGATCATAAATCACAGTTCGAGATGATGAACGTTGAGCCAATTCGTAATTGCCCGGTCGATCTATTTCGCCCAAGCCTGTGTTGCCAGCTGTTGCCCAAGTTGTTGTTGGATCATAAGCAGCCCAAGTCAGCGCAGCTGGTACTTGCTGCCATTGCGCAAAAAGCACCTGAGACAAAATTGTGTAAATTTGATCGCCGTCAAAATCCTGAGTCAAAACGCCGTTTGTAAGCGCCTTTTGAAGCCTTGCTAAAGCGCCCAAGGCTGTAATTGTCACCTCTTGCGTGTACGCGGTTGAGCCGACCTCTGAGACGCTGACAGCTATATCTACAATCGAACCGCCAAAAATAGGTTGATAAACAGCAGACGTGTCCTGAACCTCAACCGACAAGCTGTCGTTTATTTGATAGTCAATCGCAACTTGGTCAAAGACAATTAACGTTATCGAGCAATATCCAGCTTGCGCCTGTTCATAGATATTTGTGCGCCCTGAGGTGATGTTTAGGCTGGCCAAAACTGAGTCAGTTACATCTACGCCAGCAATTTTGACTCGCCATACTGGCGCCCACTGCGTCAACCGCTTGCACCTAGCAGCGCACCTGCGCCGCCTGTACCGCGAAAGTATGAGTCATTCAAAACGTTGACGATTGTTCGAGCTGTACCTTCTGCGTCGATCGCGCCATTTACTGTGACATTTATGCCGCTGTTGTTGCCGCCACTAGCTGCCTCAGCTCGTCTAATAGCTGCCGCTGGTGTCAAAGCTGTGCTAAAAGGTGTCGCGGCCATAGCTGCACCAGCAGCCGCCGCGCTCACGCCGCCACCAGTTGATGTTGAACCAGATCCGGCGGATACGGTTGGCACACTAATTGTTGGCACACTGCTAGTTGCTGACACGCTTGGCACTGAGACCGTTGGAATGTTTATAGTCGGCGCTGATATTTGTGAAACGTTAGGCAAGAATGGCACTGAGTTGTAAAGTCGAATAAGTGCGTTGATACCTGAGACAGCGCCAGCGATTAAATTATTAAGGCCGCCAATTACTGCACCAATTACGTTTATCACTCCGCCAGCAATTTGACCGACAACCTTGAACGCTGTGCCTAATACGTTGACTAATACCGGCACAACGTACTTTTGAATAAAGTCAATAAATGTTGTAAATTCTGCTTTGTTGTCTTTGATTGCGTCTGTGATTGGCTTAAAGAAGTCTGCAAATTTGCCTAAGGCTGGCACAACTTTGTTGACAATAAACTCAACTAACTGCTGAATAATTGGCAGCAATCGAGCGCCGATCGACTCTTTTGCTTCGTCAAATGTAACTTTAAGGATCTCAAGTCGTCCGGCAAATGTCTTTGAGTTAGCAGCCGCCGCGCCACCAAATAAATCTGACAGCTTGCCCTGCACCTCTGTAAATGACATGGCTTTCAATTCTGCGGCTGATAATCCAATGCCTAATTTGCCAAGAGCTGCTGTGTTGCCGTCGTAGGCTTTGCCAAGGCTGTTGGCTACTGAGTCAAGGCCTTTGCCTGTTGCTTGGCTTATATCTAGCGCAAGACTTAAAAGATCCTGTGCCTTTGTCACGTCACCAGTTGACAAAGCAAGTCGAGACAACGCTGGACGCAGCTTGTCGTCAGCAACGCCCGTAGCTAGTGATGTTTTAAGGATCTGCTTTTCAACAGAGGCAATCATGTCATTTGTCGCACCTGTGGCATTTTTTAAAGATGTGGCAAGTCTGATCTGCGCAGCTTCGTCCTCGATCGCAGCCTTTACGCCGTCAACTGCAAGCTTTACTGCGTATGCACCGGCAGCGGCGGCAGCGGCGGCAAAAGCAACGCCAGCCTTTTTGCTAAACTCGCCAAGCTTGTTGCTCGATCCTTCGACGTCAGCATTTGCACTGTTTAAGGATTTTTTAAGCTGGTCAACGTCAGCAAGTATCGACAGCTTGAGCGTTCTACTTTGCGCAACCATTAAAACTCCTTGAGGATCTTGTCAAAAGCATTTTCCCACTTAGCAATGATTTCGGGCTGAATGGCGCGCAATGTTGGATAAATAAACCAGCCGTTAGATCCTCGACCTTTCGGGCCAAAACCTGACCAGATTGGGAATTGCTTGTATTTGTTAGATCCAAATTCGTTACCGCCCCAGAGCTGCTGAGTTGTACCGCCGCCAGAAAACTTTTGACCGGCAAAGCCAAAAGACAGCTCACCGATCTTTGACGACTTTGAAACTCTCGATCCGCGAGCAATCTTTTCTGCCGCTCGACCTCGACCAGTTGACGTGCCGATAATCTTGTCTTGAGCAAATTCTGCCAACGCTCCAGACGCAGCTTTGGCCTGAACTGTGGCCTCAGCGTCCATTGCTTTGAAAGCGCCTAGAACGCGACGGAGATCCGCCTTGTCGTAAGCAATCTCAACGCTGTCGCTCATTTTGTTGCTTCTCCAATATCTCAAGAGCTGTGTATATCTGCTCCGCCGTCTGCCATTCGCTCATTGGAATTCCAGTTGCCAAGGCCAGATCAACCAGTATGCGATTTACGCTTCCGGCGGCGTAGCTTTTGGGAGAACCTCACCGACCGTCACGTCGGCAACTGTTTCGCACCAAATCTCAAAGCCCTTGATTGGCTTGCCACCAGCTTCGCGCTTCATTGCATGCCACGCAAGAAACAGCAGATCGGCAATGCCAATCTTGTCTTGTGCTTGTGAAATTGTCTGACCTGTCTTGTTTTCCCACTTCGCCCACTCTGGCGGTTGTGCGGTATATGTACCGAATTCGCCTGATGTGTACTCGATCGTAATTGGCAGTTTCATTGTTTGCTCCCGTTTCTCTTTCGATTAGCTGATTGTTAGAACTGGCGTTGAGGCACAAAGCATTGCCCATGAGTCGGTTTGTGCGTCTGGTGCAGTGCCGCCAGCTGTAGGCGCTACTGGAAACGCTGTACCGGCAAAGCTTGCACCTGTTGCAGTGACTAGCGTAAAGGCTAGGGCTGTGTTTGGCGCAGATGTAAAGGCTGTCCACATTGCTTCAAATAGTGATGAAGTTGCGCCCCAATCGGCAAGCAATTCCATGTTAAGAGTCCACTGATCGTCAATGTGCTTGTAAGCCTTGCCGTCTAGTGTTTGATATGTAGTAATAACAGGCGCATTGACCAAAGTTACTGACGTGGTTTGTGCGTCATAGTTAACGGTCGCAAGTGTGAAGGTTATGTCGCGACCAGTGACGATTGTTGTTGGCATTTCTTGTCTCCTTAGATTGTTTGCTGTGTGTAGTAAGTGCTGACCGCGAGATCCGCCACTAATAGGTTTGAAGCTCCTACGGATTGCACTGTCGGACGCTGTACGTCTCCAACTGTGTAACCAGTAGGCATTGCGCCCATAATCGCAATAATAAGTTGCTCAAGGTTATCGAGCGCGCCAGCAGTGTTGTTGTAGGCAACAGCGGCAGTTACGACAAAGTTAATTTTGACTCGGACTTGGCTTTTGCCGATAGTCGTCGTTTCAAGATACGGCGCGTCTGGCACAATGACGCAAGCTGGTGGAATGACAGCTTCTGGCGGTGAGCTATAGACCGAAGCTGCTACACCAGCCAGAGCTGTTGCAAGTGTGCCGCGAACGTTTGTCGCGATAGTTGTTGGCGTAGGCATTTACATAGCCATTGTTGAAACGTCAATGTAATTACCTAAAAGCCCAATTACGCGGTTTTGTAAGCTGCGACCCATTCTAAACGGTGACGGCGTAAAGTCCACGCCCTCGATCTGACCACCGGGCGCGACCACACTTTGAAATATCTCCACGCTGACGATCGTGACCGCTTGTTCAACCGCGTCAGTGCTGGCGTAAAGTGTGGCCGCGTTTGCCCCGGATAGGTAGGCGACGCCCGCAGGGATTACCGGGCGAAATGTTATGTCTGCATTTGTAACAGCGCAAGTAAAGTAAAAATAAGGCGCAGGATAAGCAAAAGGCAGATAAGGAAAAGGATCGTAATAATTTGAAGTGACGGTTTTTGTGCCGTTAAAAGTAGCTGGTACGCAACCGCTAATTACAACGCTTTGGTCAGCCACAAATGTATTTGGCTTTTGTGTTATGTAATAAGCAACGTTGTTTTGCAGATAAACCGCAGCAATAGCGTTTTGATTTGCAGTAAGCAATGGCAAAATAACTTGCTCAGCCGAATTTATGATTGAGTCAAGATACGCGTCAGAATATAAAGAAACAGAGACGCCTAACACTGTGCGAAGCTGTGAGGCTGTGATAATGCTAGGCATCTCTGTCCTTTCGTGAACTGCTGGCCTAGATACGGGAGCGCACCTAGGCCATGATTAGTGGATTTATGTCAGGTTGAAGCGGCGGAGACCCCCCGCAAAAACGGCCTGCGCTGCAATATAGCCATACAAAGAGATTTCAATTTCGCCTGTTGTTGGCACGTTTGTTGCCAATGTCAAAGCAGGTGACTCAAAAATCTCGATTGAGCGTGGTTCAATAATGAACGCTGACTCGTCGATTGAAGTTGCGACCATATTTGGATCAACGTAATAGTCAAGCCCAAGAACGTTGCCGCGGATACTTGTAGGAATTGCTGATCCTGCGTTGTTCATAGGATTGCCAGCGTTGTAAATTGGACGGCCTGTTGTATCTGTTGCGCCAAGCAATGTTGTCCAGATTGAAGTACCTGAAACGAATGACTTAGCTGTGCGCTTTGTCGCTGTGTATGCAGCTGGTGCTTCTGTTGATACGAATGAGATCAAGCCAGCTGAGTCTGCTGCTGTTGCTGTTGCCTGTGTACCGCCAGCTGTAATTTGCGCAATCACATATTGGTCAGTTGCTTGTGCGTATGCGTCGCGCAAGTTTGCAAGCATGATTTCGTAGAATGAAGGATCTGATCTGTCGAGAAGCTCAACGCTGTAGCGCTGAAATCCCATTTTCTTGATAACTGTGGCGTTCACATAACTTGAGGTAATC